TTATTTATTTTTCAGCCGATTGACTAAATCAACTACATAATCTATATCCTCTTTAGTCATATCCTTGGTGGCATCAAACAGAAGTCTCATCTTCGGATTTGTCCGAAGTTGCTCTGCATATTCGTTGACGGCAGGGTCTGCGTAATATTCCTCGTCAGGACTGCCGCTCATTTCTTCCCATCCCATAAGTTGAGCAGGGCTTACATTTAATGCGATAGCTATCTTTTCTATCCTATCAGACGGAATATTTCCAATTATCCCATTTTCATATCTTGATAATGTCTGACGGCTTATACCTATATGTTTAGATAGTTCCTCTAATGTCATACCTGATAATTTCCTAGCATGATATATATTTCTACCTATAGTCATAAATAATCACCCCCTATATATAGGATGTTATTACTATCTACCGCAATTAAATTATAACATAAATTACCTATCGTGTAACAAGAAAGTTAAAAAATATTTCAAAAGTTACTTGACACGCAACAAATTATGCTTTAACATTAGGTGCGTACCAAGTAACAGTGTTGAACGGAAAGGGGGATTACTATTGGTGAACACACAAGAGCTGAAAGCACTCTTGGCCAAGAATGATATTTCGCAAGCTAAGATGGCTAAAATGCTAGGGATTACACCGAAGACCTTTTATGCAAAGATGTCTAAGAGAGTCTTCGATAGTGATGAAATAGCCGAGATGGTTAAGATATTACGCATCCCTAAATCAGAATGTGGCGATATTTTTTTTAATTAATTTGGTGCGTATCACGCAACAAATATAGGGGAGAAACAAATGATTGAGTATCTAACCAACACAAATCTTGCCAAAGGAACATTCGGATGGGCAGGGAATAACGCCGAGTATGCAAAGTTATGGCGAAAGAAAATTGCTGAAGACTTTGCCAATCGGCATCATAGCAAGCTAGCAAAGAAAGGCTTGAAATACAAAATTAAACAATGCCGTATCGCAGATGATATGGCTAGAAAGGAAAGCCGATGAAGCAACTAACTGTGGCAGAAGTTGCCAGGGAATTAGGTGTTCCTGACCAACGACTTAGATGTGGGATAAGAGCTGGCATCTACCCTTTTGGTAAAGCATATAAAAATGAAGGTAGCAGCCACTTTACTTACGAAATTTGGGACATCCACTTTAACAAGTGGTTGAAAGGGGAGTTACTATGAGAGATTTCGTGAAAGCCGTGTCATTTATTATCGGCTTTGTGTTCCTTATGGGGTTCTTCGGGCCAACAACCACATGGACAGGTATGGGTATCAGCCTAGTGGTGATGGCAATCTGTTATATCACATACCAATTGGCGAGTAACAAACATCGCAGAAAGAAAAAAGCCCTATAGGAAGTGGAGTTCCTATAAGGCACAGATAAATATTATCCAATAAAAGTATAACACAGGAGATTAACTATGAATAAGAAAACTACTATGACACTTTCCGTTATGATGATGGCCGCTGGCACTTCCTTAGCAGCCGCTCCTTTGACTGCACCATTCCAGTCTTACGGACTTGGCGAAAATTACTACATGGGTAACCATGTAGAACAAATTGTAATCGGTGCAAACTCTGTGGTTGATAATCAAGGGGCTATTGCTATCGGCACTCATACCATGACTAGAGGCATGGATGCAGTAACCATCGGCAACAATGCGTCCGCACCAATTCAGAACTCTGTGGCAATTGGCACTAACTCCCAAACATATGCCCCAGTTGCATTTGGCCAAATGGATATTAACGGAACAACCCATGTGTTTTCAGGTGAGAATCCTAACTCGACTGTAAGCTTTGGTTCTAAAGTGTCTGAAACCTATAGTCACTTGGATAATTACAACAGACAATTACAGAATGTAGCGGCAGGCCGCATTGAAGCTGATAGCCTTGATGCGGTAAATGGCAGTCAACTCTATGCGGCTATCGATGAAATCAATACTAATGGTAAGCAAGTCAAAAAGAATAAAGAGAATATCGAAGGCGTGGCCATTGGACTCAATCTATTAGGCGACATCGTGAATGATCATGAGACCGCTATTAATAACAACGGCAACCGCATCACTGCACTGGGTAACAAAGTAAATACTAATGCTGCTGATATTCGTGTTCTACATGACTTAGGTGTTAATCATGAAGGCCGTATCACAACACTAGAACAACAAGTAAACAATAACCAATCTGTTATTAACAACCGCATCAATGGAGTTGATAAACGAATGAATCGCTTGGGTGCTTCCTCTGCAGCATTGGCAGGACTTCATCCTTTGGATTTCAACAAGGATGATAAAGCTTCTTATGCTATCAGCTATGGTCACTATAACAACTCAAACGCCGTAGCAGTCGGTGCGTTCTATCGTCCAAACGAAAGAATCATGGTAGGCGTTGGTGCTTCTCTCGGTTCTGAAAACCAATACACTGCCAACATCGCTTTTAAATTTGGTAAGGGCTCTGACTACCTAGCCGAAGCTAAAAGCAAAGACGCTCGTATTGAACGATTAGAAGCTATGGTTAATCAACTAATTGCTGAAAGAGGTACTAAATAATGACAGATAAAGAACGCATTAAAACACTTGAAAGACGAGTAGCAGAGCTTGAAAGTTGCCTTGGTGCAACGGCTTGCGATGTGCTGACTAGATACATCAAAAACAAATTAAAAGATTTAACAATCCCACTTGGTCATTATCGGTACAGCCGAGCAAGAAGTCCTTATGACGAGGCTACTAATTTTGAGAGAAATTGTAAGTTTTTCTTAAAGTCAGTATTCGGCATTCCCAGTATTCGTGAGCTTGAGTATACGATGCTAAATGATGCAAAAACGATTGTTGATATGGCGGTTAAAATTTACAAAAAACAAGCCACAAAAAAAGCACAAGAACAAGGAGAAGCAAATGAACGAAATTAACATCATAGAACCTACTGTTGTCGAAGAGAACCTGGTGATGCGTTGGAACAAGGATGACATGATTCAGTTCCTTGATAACCGACTGGAAAAATATAAAGACCTGGTTGTTACCAAAGACAACTTGAAAGAAATGAAAGCAACACTCCGTGAGGTTATCTCTTACCGCACCAAGTTGGCTGCATTCGGTCGAGATAAGAAGCGAGAGTTGAAACGCCCTGCTGAAATCTTTGGGGCTGAACTTGAGCAAGTACTCTCTGTTGTAAATAAATATGAAATGCCTTTAGCAAATCAAATCAATGTGTACGAAGAACAAGAGGCAGAGCAACGAAAGAATGATGTACTTGCCCTTGTAAAAGCAAAAGGTGAAGAGCTTGGAATCCGAGAAGAGTGGATGACAAGATATGTGCCGCAAGCTAAGTGGTGGAACAAAACGGCTAAGTTATCCGAGGTAACTCTTGCTGTTGAACATGAATTGAAAGAATTGCTAGAAAAGCAAAAAGAGGTCGACCAAGCTAAGGCGATGTTGGAAGAAAAGCGGACTATGCTACATGACAAATGCGATATTCTCAACATGAGTTATGGGCTTTCAACACCTGTTGATTTTGAAGAAATTGCTGGTCAGGTAATGGCTTTAGATTTTTCTACTGCTAGCAAACGGCTTGAAGAAATATTCGCTCAACGCCTAGAAATCGAAACTAATGCCAAGCAGGTAGAGGAAGAAAAGGAAACTCCTCAAATTGTTGAAGAGCCTACAATCAAGCAGCCTAAAACAGTAACGATCATCATCAAAGGTGATGGCGTACGCAAGTTGGATAGCATCAAGAATTACCTTGATGTGAACAATATCGAGTATTCAATCATCTAGGAGATAAGAATGAATAAAAGTGAACAAATTAACGAGTTGGCAAAAGCATTGGCTGACTTTCAATCAGAGGTTAAAGACCCATCTAAAGATAAGGAAAACCCTTATTTCAAATCCAAGTATGTTGCATTGGACGGCGTACTGCAAACAGTTCGCCCAGTGTTGGCAAAACATGGGCTATCTGTGATGCAGTTACCTACCAGTGACGAGACCGCCGTAACAGTTACTACACTGTTGATGCATTCGAGTGGTCAGTTTATCGAAAGTGAGCCATTTAAGGTATTGCTGACAAAGAAAGATGCCCAGGCGGCAGGCAGTGCATTGACATATGCACGGCGGTATTCATTAAGTTCAGTGCTTGGAATCGCATGGGATGATGACGATGACGGCGATAGCATTGCAGAAACAACTGTAACAAAAGAATTGTTGGCTAAAATTCAAGAATTGGCACAAGTTAAGAATGTTGACAATAAGACTGTAAGTAACTTTATTCGTGCAACATTTAACAAGAGCAGTGCCAAGCTATTGGATATGCAGCAGCTTGAACAATTAAAAAGTTGGTTGGCCGCCCAATGATTCAATTCGACACGGACAACATTACCATTGTGGATGGCATCGGACTACTGATGCCATTTCCACGAGGCTCTAACTTTGAAGTGAAGAAAGGCGTTACCTACACTATTTCTGTTAAACAGAAGCGAGGTAAACGATCTTTGAACGCCAATGGATATGCTTGGGTTCTGATGCAAAAGATTGCAGAAGAGTTGAGCAAAAACGGCCTATATACATCAAGAAATGAGGTGTATAAGAAGGCAATTGTCGATTGTCAGGCATTCCAGTATGTGGCCGTGCAAACGGAGCATACAGAGGCGTTTATGAAAAAATGGCAGGCCAAAGGGTTGGGCTGGGTAGCAATTGATTGCGGCCCTTGCAAGAACTTCGATGGCCATACCATTCAGATATTTCACGGCAGTTCTTCCTACAATTCAAAGGAAATGGCTCGGTTAATCGACTGCTTGGTTGATGAATGTCATCAGCTAGGCATTGAGACGAAACCTCAAGATGAGATAGATAGTCTGTTAGATGAGTGGAAACCGAATGAATAAAAGAAAACGCATTGACGATGAGTTGTTTCGGAAGAACAAAATCCAAGCAGCCAGGAGAGATAGATATATGTGTGTGATATGCGGTAGCCGTGCTACCGATGTACACCACATTGTGTTTAGATCACAACTCGGCACAAGTGAACTGAGTAACCTCGCGTGTCTATGTAGGCGATGTCACACCGCAGCACATGGGCCAAATGCGAAGTTACTCAGGAGTAGATTAAAGGAGATTATCGATGGACAGTAAGGTAATAAAGGCATATTTAGATAGCCGTCTCAAACTAGTCAATGCCACTCTTAACGATGAAAAGGCAGAGGCTTATAAAAAGCATGAATGCGAATATCGCAAGACTGAAATCGTTACCATGCTTGCATTCGTTGATACTTTGATTGAATACGAAGAGGAATAACAATGAATGAAATACATTGATCGGCTGAATGAGTTTTGGGCGTACACAATGACTTCTGATTTATCTAGTAGTGCTAGGATTCTCTACCTGGCACTTCTGCAGATAAACAATATAAGCCGTTGGAAAGCATGGTTTAATGCACCGAACACTGTTGTCGAAACATATACAGGGCTGACAAGACCTTCAATATATCGAGCAAGAAAACAGTTAATAGAATTAGGTTTGATTGAGGTTGAATTTAGAGGTTCTAACAAAGCAACATCCTATCATTTGCCTGTACAAAATTTACATGTACAAAATTTACATGTAAATAATGAAACGCAAACCGAAACGCAAACCGAAACGCAAACCGAAACGCAAACCGAAACGCAAACCGAAACCATACAAAGAGAAAGAGAAAGACTAGATAAAGAGAAAGACAATATTGGTAATAACAACATTAGTACTAATGTAGTATGCCAATACTTTCAAAAGTTTGTTCGCCCACTTAACAATCTAGTAGAAGCTCAAGAGTTAATAGCACTTGCCAATGACTATGGCGATGAGATTGTTAAAAAGGCAATTGACATAGCTATTAGTAAAGGCATTCGCAGGATTAAATATATCGCAGGCGTTGCCAATAACCTTGGTAGCGAAGCAATGAAGGTGAGCGGACAACATAGATTAGATCCAGTAAGGGAGTTGATGGAGAAATATGAAAGAGAAAACTCTAATGGCATTGAGCGAACTGAATCTTGCGTATGGAAAGAATTTTGACAAAGTGCAACTAGAGTACTATGTCCGCAAGCTATCCCATATCAATCCGATGACATTGGAGATAGCAGTCAGTCATCTATGTGGGAGCAGTAAGTTCCTGCCAACACCAGCAGAGATTATAGATAAGTGTGATGAGATTAGTGACTATGTCAATGATCGTGAGGTAGACAGTGAAGTCGATGCATGGGGATTGGTTAACAAGATAATCAGTGCCTATGGATGTGATAGAGGGCTAGATAAAGTCAAGGAAGAAAATGAACTTGCATATGAAGCAGTTAGAGGAATATGGAAATCATGCTGCCTTGACCCTGTCGACCAGCAACAAGGTAACAAATCCTACTTTATGAAGCGATATAAAGAGTTGCTGGCAACTCGTAAAAGTAGGCAACGGATTCGAGATTCTGTTGCCAATGTGCCATTAATGCAAGAGGCTCGTGAACGAGCAGTACTTGCCAATACTAACAAAGGAAAGAAGAGAATCGCTATGTTGTGTAATGGATTTCTAAAGGAGATCCCTGATGAAAAAGAAGTGCCAAAGGTGCAATGAGTATTTCAATCCTGATGACAGTGAGGATTATAAAGTTTGTCAAAGATGTGTTGACCGCCATAGAGACGGACTACCACCAGTGCAGTATCGGCAACTTCCTGAATGGGAGATGCGAAAACTGGTGGAATCCAAGAAGAAACAGAAAACCAAAAAGAAACCTGTAAGAGGTGGCTATGAGGTTCACAAATGCATTGTATGCGGTCAAGAATTTGTAGCTACGCACAAACTGCAAAAGATTTGTTCTGACGAATGCCGTAAAGAGCAGGAACGGCGTTATTGGAAAGAGCGATATGAAAAGGAGAAAAGCAATGCTTAATGAAGACCGCTTGGCGGATATTGAACAGGCCTATCACGAAGATACTACTAAGTTGCGTAAGCAGATAGTAACAGTTAGTTATTCAGGTGCTTATGAATATGAGTACGAGGATTGCACTTTAGAGGAAGCAATGGCGATGGCTAAGGAAGATTTTCTCCAAGAGCGCAAAAACACTTATTTAGATTTGGAGATTGATGAAGTTAGAGAGGGATCAATATGAACCAGTATTTCGCACGAGTGTCAGGATACCCTGACGCAGTTATCCCTGAAAGAAAAACCAAAGGTAGTGCAGGCTATGACCTGTGTGCTTACAAAAATGGAAAAATTGAGCCTGGAGCGATTGTTTTAGTGCCGACTGGTATAAAGTGTCGAATGAGACAAGAAACTTTCTTACAGGTTCAATTACGCAGTTCTATTGGGATTAAATATCCTGTTCGGTTGACCACAGGCGTCAGCATTATTGATGCTAAATAAAATTAATGGGAGATAAAATGGGCGGTTATAAAATTTGGGGTATTAGAAAATGTGCTAATTGTGGCAAGGATATCGTAATAAAAAACCGAAGCAGAATGGAGATGGAGAATGTGTTCTGCTCACAAACTTGTTTTCACTCTTTCATAAAAGAACAAAATTTGAATTGCGTGTGTGCAGTTTGTGGAAAGAAATTTCACAGAAGACCATCTCAACTGAAACGCTATGATAAACAAGGAAAGTGCTGCTCGAAAGAGTGCAGATCGATTTACTTGAAAGATGCATATACTGGTGAAAATAATCCAAATTATAATAATCGTGGCCGTAAAAATCCTATGTTTAATGATGAGTTTATTCATTGTGGATACAAGTGGGTTTATGAACCTAACCATCCATTTGCAGTAGAGGGTAGAGTTAGAGAACATAGGATAGTTGCGGAAAGACATTTGCTTACTGATGAGTTTTCAGTTGAAGTGAATGGCAAGAAGTATTTATCACCGAAATATGATGTACATCATAAAGATATGAATAAGTTAAATAATTCTGTTGATAATTTACAGATTTTGACTAGATCGGAACATCAAAAGTTACATCGTAGATTAAGAAAAGGGGGTTTTGGGAGTACAAATGATGTTTAAAAAAGATTACCGTATTCTTGGCAAAAAAATCAGATATATACGGATCGCTAACAATCTGACAGTGAGAGAAATGGCGTGGCGACTGGGGACAGTTGAAAAAGCGGTTGAGGTATGGGAAAGCGGAAAGGCAAGACCTAACTCAAAGCGATGCAAGATTATAGCTGATATGGGCGGTATAAGCCTGGATGAGCTATATGGGTTAAATCCTGACTATGATGAAATGGTTAATCGCCCTAACCATTACACCTGGAAAAAGAAAGAATGCCGAGAAATCCAAAGGGATATGGTCGATGGGTTATCAGGTATGGCTGCTAGCAATATGGGGAACATCATCAAGTACCTGTATAGAGTAGGACATAAGGATGACATCAAGCAGGATTTGGATAAAGCTAAGCAGTTTATTGATTTCCTGTATGAAGATTTGCAAAGGGAAATCAATTGACGGAAAAGGGAAAAATATGAAGTGGATTAAATTCCCATCAACTCTTGACTTAGAATTCCAAAGATTTGCTAAGTATGAAGCTATTGATGGGATAGAAGATATACCACATGGTCTTGTTATTGCGTTTTACTTGTCTATCCGACAAGCAAAAGAAATGAGAAGGAGAAAACATAATGAAATATCTAGGGTTACGAAAGTACATTGTTGATGTATGTAATTGCATCGACACTTTATTCGGCATTGCATTGGTTGCCTTTTTCCTCCAATGGTGCTTTGGATATGAAGTGGAAACTTATAAATGGGGCATCGCTATTATTGGCGTTTTGCTATGGCCTGCAAAAAGGTATTGGGCAAAGTGGTTGAAAGTGAATGCTGATGATTTCAAGAAAGGCGAATAAAGTGGGAAATAAACTAAAACCATGTCCATTCTGTGGCGGAACAGCATCTATTTATACTTACCTGCCTGATAAGACAGTAGCTATACGGTGTGATAGGTGCAGAGCGACAATTTATAGTTCCGCTGCGTCCGACTCGGAAGAAGTGATTATCCGAAAATGGAATCACAGGCAAGCTATAATAGACATTCTTAATGTTTGTGATGAATTCAATAAATCTGATGCTAGGTTCAATTTCTTAGAGTATAACGACATAACAGAACCACTCGTTATGCTAGATACTATTGAGAAAATTGAAAAAATTGCAAGACAAGACAGCAATTAGGCTGACAGACATTTGTGGAGGTGCAAGAGATGAATCAAGAAATGTTAGAGCGCATGAGCCTGAATGAAATTCTTGCAATAGATATATATTTATTACATAGCTCTGACCAATTGCTACTGCATCGTGAGTTAATATGGCGACTAAGGCCAATGGTTTTTAGTTCTAGGGCTGATAAAGTTATACGGAAAGTGGAACTTACCGAGTCGATATTGCGCAGAAAGTTGGAACTATTTGATAAAATAATGAATTTCAATGGTAGTGATGGCGTAGATTATATCGATGATTAGGCTGACCGACATGGATGACGGGCTGTTAGAAGAAATGATTAAAGGAGAACAACTAATGAATACAGTACAAATTTTAGGCAATCTAACAAAAGATGCAGAAGTTAGATATACAAAAAGCGGTAAGGCAGTAGCTACATTCACAGTGGCAGCGAGTAATACATATGTAACGCCTGATGGAGAGACTAAGGAGCAAACCGCATTTGTGAATTGCGTTGCCTGGGGCAAGCAGGGCGAACAGGTAGGGCAACTAACTAAAGGCTCTAAGTGCTTTGTTGAGGGGCGGTTACAAACAAGATCATACGAAGCCCAAGACGGTCAAAAGAAATATGTAACGGAAGTAGTAGCTAACTTTGTGGGCGCTCCTCTAGGTGGTGGTACAAACACAACTAGCAATTTTGATAATTTTGCTAAGGATGAGGAAGTGCCATTCTAATGCGGTTTAGTGTAAAAGAAAAGCCAGTTGGCAAGCAACGCCCTAAATTCAACTACAAAACCAAGACGGCTTACACGCCAGGCGAGACAAGAAAATATGAAAGCAAAATAGCTAAGGCGTGTGAGGCGAGAATGCTTGAACTTGGGTTAAAAACCACTGATAAGCCGTGTAAGGTACACATTGACATTATGGTGAGTGTTCCTAAATCATATAGCAAGAAAGACCGCATAGCTTGCTTAGAGGGGCGTAAGTTGCCAGCTAAAAAACCTGACACGGACAACATACTCAAGGCGGTCAAGGATGGGATGGAACATATCTTTTATGATGATGATAAGCAAGTAGTGGAAGATCATGTCATAAAAAGATATTGGGAACATGAGGATTGTGTATATGTTGAGGTGAGTGAGGTGATATAGTGGCAGATGATTATTGTGAGATTGCAAGAAACTATCTTAAGCCAATCTGCAGGTATGGGATTCGTATCGATGTCTTGAAAGAGAGGCTTGATACATTAAGAGGTGACCTATATACACTGAGAGCGGTGGATTACTCTAAGGAGCGACTAAGTGGTGGTGGAACGCCATCAGGTATCGATGGTGGGATAGCTACACTTGTTGATGCAGAGTCGGCTGCCTTGGCTGAAATGGCTGAGTTGGTTACCAAGAAAGAAACGGCAGTTTCTATCATCAACGAGTTGCCAGACCTGGATTGGAAGAACATACTCACTCATGCGTATGTGAATGGATATGACAACCAGGAGATAGCGGATAGGATTTCGCTATCGGTGGATAGGGTGAAGCAGTTACGAAGAGATGCCCTATATGAATTTGGCAGAAGATTGGGAAACCACACAAAGACTACACTCCGCTACACTCAATTACACCCAATTATCCACGCCGATAAGGTATAATAGTATTGTAATAAGTGTTGGTTAGACACGAATTACACTCCTTGAAGAAACTCATAGTACACACAACGATTGCCTTAGCTGATAGCTAGGGCTTTTGTTGTATTGAGTATCGTAAAGATCACCAAGTGAATTGTACTTAGCTGATTAACAGAAAGCTCGGACAATAAGATTCAGCACTTGGTATGGCTATTATTGGCGACAGTCAATCACTATACAATCGGTGGCGCAGATGCCTTTCATCTTGAGATTAATTACAATATATTTTGTCTGCACCTCACTCTTGCTACTTAGCTATCACGATAGTTTTATTTTTTAAAGATTACAGTATTAGAAATTAAATTATTGATTAGAAACATGGAAATAGTTACATTTCTTTTGGCACGAGAGTGAGTACCACCACATGAATCAATGGGCTAGACAATAATAGCAACGGCTAGCCAATGACATATCTATGTCTAGTGGGTCAGGAAACACTCACGATAAAGGAGAGTTTCTGCTCTGACCAGTAGGGCAAATGAACTGGGATGGCATCCAAGCCTATAAGGTAGGAAATGTTTATGGGGCGATAAGTCTCATCAATTGGAACTGCTATGGATGTCCTGGGTATGACAAAAACTGCCTGTACCATGGATGGATAAGCTAAATGGTAAAGCAACCAGTATGTGACTGGCGTTCGGTTGGTTCAATTCCAACTCCATCCGCCATAATTAACTACGAGGGATATATGAAAGAGAAGCTGACATCAATTACCTGTCATGATAGTAAATGCATGAACAATAGCAAGGGGAAATGCATTGCCAATGAAATCGTGATAGGACTTAAAGGAAGATGCAAATCATTTTCTGATACAAGAAACATCATGTTTAACAATGGTATTGATTTAAGTTCTCAATAAATGCCATATATCCACGGAGATATATAACAAAAACAAGATAATATTCTCAATAAGCGCTATCTGACTACAGGTGGTGCTTTTTTCATGCATTGAAAGGGGGTGTGGAAGTAATGGGTAGACCCAAGAAAGTTAAAGATGTGGGCGGAAGACCTACAAAAATGACGAAAGAGGTATTGGAAAAGCTGGAGTACTACTTAAGCCGTGGCGTAAGTGTTATCAGTGCTTGTGGATTCGCAGGGATTGACAACTCTACCTTCTATGATTGGAAGAACAACAATAAAGCCTTTGCCAATAAAGTTGAGATATGGCAGAACGCCTTATCAACAAAGGCTCAATTGGTTATTGCTGATAGCATTGAGGAAGGGGATAAGGATACTGCTAAGTGGTTCAAAGAAAAGACTGATAAGCGGTATAACCCTAAACATATGACTGAGGTAACTGGTGCTGATGGTGGAGCAATTAACATTGCTTTCAAGTGGGAAGATGAGTAAAGAAACCATAACAATCCCGTACAAGCCACGCCCCATTTGGAAGAACGAAATTCATAAAGGGGTAGAGGCACATCGGTTCTCTGTCATCGTAGCCCATCGGCGGTTTGGCAAAACTGTTGGCAGTGTTAACCATATCATCAAGATGGCGTTAATGTGTTCGCTACCAAGTCCACAATATGCATATATCGCTCCGTTCCGTGTTCAGGCTAAACAGATTGCGTGGGCGTATCTCAAGTACTACACATCAGTGATTCCTAATCGGATTGTGAATGAATCGGAGCTATATGTTGAGCTACCTACACTACATAAGAATCGGCAAGGGGCAAGGATATATGTAAAGGGTGCTGATAACCCTGATAGCTTGCGTGGTGCTTACTGGGACGGAGTGATACTTGATGAATATGCACAGTTCAGACCCGAGGTGTGGAATGAAGTTATTCGTCCGTCACTATCAGATCGTAACGGCTGGGCTATATTTATTGGCACACCGAAAGGACAAAATGCGTTTTACGAAATGTACCAAAGAGGGGTAAGCGAACCTGATTGGTACACTTGCAAATTCACAGTATCTGAATCCAAGTTGATACCTGATGATGAAATTGCTGACATGAAAGCATCGATGAGCGAGGATGCGATACGGCAAGAGTTGTATTGTGACTTCACCGCATCAGCATTCAATGTGTTAATCCCAATTGACCTAATCAGCGATGCCAAGGCAACAGTGGTAAAGCCTAATGATATGTTAGAAGCTCCTGTTGTGTTGGGTGTCGATGTGGCTCGGTTTGGCAGCGATAGGTCGGTTATCGTGAGACGGCAAGGCTTATCAATGCACAAGCCGTTGGTATTCAGTGGGGTTGATAATATGCGACTGGCTGACATCATTGCTCGTGAGATAAACGAGCATAAACCTGATGCGGTATTCATAGATGCTGGTCGAGGTGAAGGTGTTATCGATAGATTGAGGCAGCTAGGCTATAGAGTGTCTGAGATACCATTTGGCGGCAAGGCACTTAAGGATAGCAAGTACACAAACCGAAGAGCTGAGATGTGGGACAACATGGCTCAATGGCTAAGAGGTGGCGGCTCACTTCCTGATGATGAAGAGCTATGCGCTGAACTCGCTATGCCTGAATATGGATACGATGCTAAAGGCAGAATCCTGCTAGAAGCAAAAGACAAAATGAAAGAACGATGCGGTCGCTCCCCTGACTTGGCGGATGGGGCGGCACTTACATTCGCAACGCCTGTGCGAAAGCACATTGGTGTGAGTGCCACAAATAGGAAGCTGGTAGCCAATACGGACTATCAGCCTTTTTAGTATTTATAGGGGAAAGGAGAGTGCCTAATGAGTAAAGGTTTATTCGGCGGTGCATCTGCACCTGCTGCCATCAAAGTGCCTGACCCAACACCTACGGCAGTAGCTGATAGTGGTCAAACAGGTGATAGCCTTGCTGCAGGACAAAAGAAGAAGAAACGAGGATTCGATTCCACTGTTTCTGATGCAACCATCTTGGGTAATGCAGGGCAAGACACTAAACGGACATTAGGGTAACGGATATGGCTAACACAATTTTGGGAAAGTCAAAGAAGACTGACAAAAAGGAAAAGCCTGTTGCTCGTGACTATGTTAAGTTACGGCAACGATTCAGCTCGCTGATGCAAAAACGGCAACGATACGAGAAGGTGTGGAAAGACATCAAACAGTATGAGTTGCCACATATCGGCATATTTGATGATGAGGAAGACCTATCTAAGAATAAGACTGGTAAAATCTATAACTCTACAACCTGGGAAGCTTGCCAAATATTTGCGGCAGGTGTCATGAGTGGATTGACACCGCCAAGCCGTCAATGGTTCAATCTCACAATGGACAACGCACAAATGGCGGCTAATAGTGATGTGGCTAAGATATTGGATGAACGGCAACAAATACTACAAGCAGTACTAGCCAAATCGAATTTCTACACCACGGCGTTTAGTTGCTATACGGAGCTACCATATGGGCAAGCACCAATGGGAATTTTTACAGATCCTAAGTATGGTGTTCGTTATGTTCCATACACAATCGGTACATATGCTCTTGAAGCAAGTGCCAATGGTGAAATTAGTACATTTGCACGGCGGTTTAGAATGACCGCCTCGCAATTGGTAGAACAGTTTGGCACTGACAATTGTCCGCTGAATGTAATCAACGCATTCAAATCTAGCAGCAGCTACAATCAGACCTTTATTGTGAATTGGTTGGTTGAGCCTAACAGTGAACGGACTATCGGTGAAATCGGTCGCTCTAATATGCCTTATCGCTCAGTCTATTGGGTAGATGGGCAAGAGACTGACAGAGCTTTGTATGATGGTGGCTTTGAAGAGTTCCCAGTTCCTGTGGCTCGATACACTGTGGTGGGTCATGAAGCCTATGGCAAGGGCGCAGCATGGTTCGCATTAGATGATGCACGGATGTTGCAAAAGCTTGAATATGACCATCTTATGGCAATTGAGTTAGGTGTTAAGCCGCCTATGCAAGCACCAAGTGGCATCATGGGGCAGGTTAACCTCTTCCCTGGTGGCATCACTGAGAGCGACACAGGTGAAATGGTTAAGCCTTTATTCGATGTACGGTACGGCTTGATACCGCATCGCTTATGAACAAGATTCGCGAAACAGAAGACCGCATCAAGCGATTCTATTCAGCGGATTTGTTTATGATGATTGACCAAATCGAAGGTGGTCAAATGACTGCTAGAGAGGTCATGGAGCGGTCTCAAGAAAAGCTACAACAATTAGGGCCTGTGGTAGAACGATTGTTATCTGAGTGGTTAAATCCAATCATCGAACGCACCTACAATATCTTGGATAGGGCAGGGATATTCCCTGAACTGCCTGATGAATTGGCTCAAGAACTAGCTGATGCAGATGTCAAGATTGAGTACATCAGTCCATTGGCCCAAGCACAGAAAATGAGTTCGCTCACGAATATCGAACAGTTGCTTGGATTCGTTGCTAATGCAGCACAGTTTGACCAATCGATCTTAGGTAAGCTAGACCTTGTACAAGCGGTCAACATCTATGCTAATAGCTTGGGTGCGCCAGCTCCTATGCTGAAGTCTGATGAAGAGTTCCAACAAGCTTTGCAAGCTCAACAACAAGCTCAGCAACAAGCTCAGGAACAACAACAGGCTATGCAAGTGGCACAAGCAGCGCCTCAAATGGCACAAGCTGCTAAGGTGGCTACAGAGGCGGCTAATGATGGCAACCCTGCATTACAAGAATGGTTAGGTATGTAGATGACAAAAGCGAATGTAACGGCTGAACAGAACACAAATAACGCACTCATGCGATACAAGCAACGAGAAAAGGACGAACAATCGATTAGGGCTATCATGGCCACGGAGACAGGTCGATGGTTTATCACACGGCTATTAGATGCGACAGGCATAAATGCCAAGTCCTTTACTGGCAATAGCGAAACATTCTACCGAGAAGGCAAGAGAGCTATTGGTATCCATGTGTTGCGACAAATTGAAAGCTTAGGACTTGATGGCCTCAAGTTAAAGCAACAGGCTGAAATTGAATATGCCAATCAACAGATTGAATGGCTGACACTAATTAATCAAAAGAAGGATGAACAATAATGGCAGAAGATACTTTGCTGGGCGGTCAACTTGACACTGATTCCGCCCAAGATGGTAACCAACCTGAAGTTGAACAACAAAGCACTAGCGACACTGCGACAACGGAAGAAACTGCTAGCACACCTGTGCCTGAACAGTATGACTTCTCTGAAGCCGTTGGTGATCAGTTAGATGCTGAAACGGCAGCAAGCTTTTCTGATGTATTGAAATCTGTAGGGGCAACGCAAGAACAAGCCTCTGCGATTGCTAAGTATGGTGTTGGTTATGCACAACAGATTGCTAACCAAGCCGTTCAATACCAAGAAGAGCAAGCGGCTAAACAATCTCAAGAATGGGCCGATGCCACACGGAAGGAGTTAGGTGCATCCTTTGATGACACTATCGCTCAATGTGGCACGGCGGTGGAATATCTCGAACGAGTTGTTCCTAACATTCGTGAGATTCTCAACGAAAACGGATTGGGTAACCGAGTAGAAGTAGTTCGTGCCTTTGCTAAAATCGGACAATTGGTTTCCGAGGATAGAGGGCATGACACAAATGGCTTAGGCAGCGCACAAACGGCTGCTGACATTCTTTATGGTGGTAACAAATAATAAGGAGAAATTGAACAATGGGAATTATTGCAGAACAACGCCCTACACTTATGGATGTGGCATCTCGCACTGAGGACAACAAGATTGGCGCTATCGCTGAATTGTTGACCGAAAACAACGAAATTCTAACAGATATGGTCATGAAAGAAGGTAACCTTCCTACTGGTAACAAGACAACTGTACGGACAGGGTTGCCTCAAGCAACATGGCGTTTGCTTAACTATGGTGTACAACCTTCCAAATCCAAGACTGCACAAATCACTGATACTTGCGGTATGTTGGAAGCTTATGCAGAAGTTGATAAAGCTTTGGCTGACCTTAACGGCAACACTTCTTCTTTCCGCTTGTCTGAAGATATGGCATTCTTAGAAGCAATGAACCAAGAAATGGCTAAGACTTTATTCTACGGCGATACTTCTGTAGATCCTGAAAAGTTTGTAGGTCTCGCACCTCGTTACAACACATTGAATCCTAAGAAAGCAGAAACTGCTAAGAATGTGTTGGATGCAAAAGGTACTGCCAACCTCACATCTATCTACCTCGTTGTATGGGGTGCTAACACAGTACATGGCATCTTCCCTAAAGGGTCTACTGCTGGCTTGAAACATGACGATAAAGGCCAAGTAACTATTCAAGATGCTAATGGCGGCAACTATGAAGGTTACCGCACTCACTACAAATGGGATTTGGGCCTCACAGTTCGTGACTGGCGTTATGTAGTTCGTATCGCTAACATCGATGTGAACGCATTGACCAAGGATGCTTCCGCAGGTGCTGACCTCATCGACTTGATGACAACCGCTGAAGAACTTATCCCTAACCTCAACGCAGGCCGTGCGTGCTGGTACATGAACCGCCAAGTTCGCACATTCTTGCGTAAGCAAAAGAACAACGCACACAAATACCAAATCACTGAAGGCAACGAAGGTGGTAAGATTACAACTGAATTTGATGGCATTCCTGTACGCCGTGTAGATGCTCTCATTAACACTGAAGCACAAGTTCGATAGTAATTAATTGTAAGACTGTACCCACTCCCTTATTTGGGGGTGGGGTTATTACTAAAAAGGAGAAACAATATGATCTTGGATAAAGAGAATGCATTTTTTTATAAATCTGATTTGGCTAGAGGCACAACTGGTGATGTAGTATCTGTTGGTGGTGATGCATATGAACAATGCTTCATCGTAGGCAATGTAGCAAAAGCATTGTCTGCTACTGCAACAGTAACACTTACTACTTCTGATACGGCTGACATGGCTTCCCCTGTAACATTGGGTACATACACATTGGCATCTGCAGCAGGGTCTGTGTTCGCAGCTCGCATTCCATTTGGCGTAAAGAAATACTTGCAAGCTAAAATTACTGGTGCTACTAGCGGTACTTGCACAGTAGCAGTAGCAATGGATGTTGCTATTTCTCGCTAGGGGGTAACTATGGAATATATTGCATTATGTGATTCCTATGGGTTTGCAGGTGGCTATGTTAAAGAAGGCGAAACTGTAACCATTACGGATAAGCAAAAGAAAGAATATGATCCTAAATACTTCGAAGCATTGTTTGCACCTGTTGGTGGAGTAGAAGAACCTGCTCCTGCGGAAGTAAATGATGCTCCTGTAGAAGAACCTACAGTAAGTGAATAACAGAATAGGGGCGGTGAAAACTGCCCCTTATTTTTATTTGTGAGGCGACAAGATGACTAAAACAGACATTTGCAACCTAGCACTTTCCTATATAGGGCAAGGCATGATTGCATCAATTGAAGCAAACAACGAATCTGCTCGCCAGTGTAGATTGCATTATGACAACACTCGAAAGCTATTGCTGAGACAGTATGAATGGTCTTTTGCTAGAAAGCATGAACCATTGGCTTTGGTAAACACTGAAATCAATGGGTATAAATATATTTACCTGTATCCTGAAAAGTGCCTTAAAATGCTTGCTATCTTGGATAACCACAACGCCTTTGATGCATTCCGTCAAAAGGAGTTTGAAGTGTTCAATATGGATAACAATACCAAGGTAATTGCATCCAATGTTGAGTTGGCATATATCGACTATGTGTATGACATAACAGATTGCGACATCTTCGATAGCTTATTTCTTGAAGCATTGGCAAGAAAGCTTGCGTCCAATTTAGCAGTACCATTGTTAGGCAATGAATCTACTGCAGATAGGAACTACAAAATGTACCAGGCAGCATTAGAAGAAGCAAAATCATTGACTGCTAAAGAACGCAAGGCACAAGTAGAGTATCCTAGTCTGTATGCATCTGTACGAGGTGGCGACTAATGGCACTGACACCTTTATTTACAATTCAACCAGCCTTTACTAGCGGAGAAATCTCTGATGAAGTGAATAGCCGTGTTGACCTTGACCAATATAAATCGGCGTTGCTATTGGCTCAAAATGCGGTTATTCGCCCTTTCGGCTCTGTGTGTAAAAGACAGGGATCTCGATATATAGCTGATGCAAAGTATCATGATAAACCGATTCGGCTAGAAGAATTCACCGCATCAGGCAATATATCATTCTTGCTGGAGTTCGGCGTTAAATACTTTCGTGTATATCAAATGGGCAAGCTCCTTGCTGAAGTGGAGACAGTGTTTGATGAGGGTGATATTCCTAACCTTCACTTCAACCAATCGGCAGATACTATGTTCATCTGTAGTGGTGAAAAGCCAGTGCAAGCCTTGCAACGGATTACAGATACTCAATGGACAATCCGTGAGTATGCACTCAACCCTATGCCGTTTGATGACATCAATACCGACAAAGGCAGCAAGCTCAAGGTGTCTAATAACAAGCTGACTGCTAGTATTGATATGTTCACTGATGAAATGGTGGGAGACCAATTCAAAGTCTTACATACAATTCCAATGCAGAGCTTTACCGCATCAGGGCAGACCTATGAACGGCATATTGATGTGGCGGATTATGAGGTCGAAGATGGCAAGGTATCCTGGTCGATTACCACACACGGAACATGGACTGGGTCTGTAACCATTCAGACATCGGAAGATGGCGGAAATACTTGGCTTGATTACAAAATATACAAATCTAAGAATGATACGAATGTAACGGATAGCGGTACATTTATCAATACTTATACAACTAGTCGAGTAGTTACCCACATTGAGAGTGGTAATAATACATTCGAGTATAAGATACATTCACACACTGGCTTTGGTATCGTTCGCATCAAAAAGGTGCTATCCCCTAGAGAGGCGGAAGTAGATTATATCTTGAAACCTGCTAAGGATACTGAGACATATCTGTGGAACAGAGGATCATACGGCAAGTCTCATGGCTATCCTAAGATGTCTGTATTCTTCCAAGACCGCCTAGTATTCGCTAATACTAAGAAAGGGTCTAACAAGATATGGATGAGCCGTACAGGCGACTATCCTAACTTCGGAATTGAAAAGGCATCAGGAACATTGACTGATGATAGTGCTATTACCTTGAGCATCATTAATCGTAAGCTCTTTAGTGTTAGACACTTAGTGCCAGCGACTGACCTTATCATTTTGACAGATGGTAATGAGTGGATTATCAGCGGTGGCAGAACAGTAACTCCGAATGATATATCGCCTCGGATTCAGACACAATTCGGTGCAGCACAGGCGCAACCTGAATACATTGGTAATCGTTGCGTATTCGTGACGGATAGAGGTAACAATGTCCGTGATATGGCGTATGACTATACACGAGATGGCTATTCAGGTAATGACCTATCTATCTTGGCCAAGGATACATTAAGAGATGTGAAGCTACTGAAATCCACTTATGTACAGAACCCTGATAGCATTATCTGCTATGTGGGTGATGATGGCGTCTTGCGGTGTATGACATACATTGCAGAAGAACGAGTGAATGGGTGGTCTCGCTACATGACCGATGGTAAGTTTATCGATTGTGAAGCGGTGGCAGAACATGAAAATGATGCCTTGTATGTTGTAGTAGAGCGGACTATTGGCGGTGTTGCCAAGCGGTACATTGAAAAGCTAGAGGCACTCACTACCTATAAGGTTGGCGACAACTTCTTCTTAGATTCGTTTATCCATGAATCCCATGGCGAGAATGTATCTAGTATTCGTGCTAATCACTTGATTGGTAAAGAAGTAACCATTGTGGTGGATGGCGTTGTCCACCCTAAGCAAGTAGTTCCTAGCAGTGGTGTGGTAGAGTTGACAACAACAGGTAATGACATCCTTGTGGGCCTTGATTTTGAGTTCAGAATCGAACAACCGACCTTTGAGATGCAACTTAATGACGGCACGATTCAGGGGCGGTTTATGCGACTCAATGGAGCGATACTCCGATTGGTTAACTCTAAAGGCGGTCAGTGTGGCCATAACTTTGAAACTATGGATGACATAGAAACTATGGATGAAGATGGCTATTACACTGGTGACTACGATGTTACATTCCCTCAAGGAAGCAATGGCTTCAACGAACAGTGCCATGTATGTATTAGGCACAATGAGCCGTATCCATTCAACTTAAAAGCAATTATCCGCAATCTTAGCTATGGTGGTGGTAGACATGAAAACATTAATCGAGGCGTATAACCCTACGAAACATGACAATGATATTGAATGGCTATCACACAATCTAAGGGATATGGACTTACTGGAACTGAGAGAGAAAGGCAAGTGGGATGGGTACAACCAACTGCAAGATGCCTTCTCTCAACCAGGCTATAGCAATTATTGTGTATACCTAGATAATGGTGAGATGCTCGGCGTGTTCGGCATATCGGAGCGACCACTATATATTGATATGCACTGCATATGGTTCATGGGATCTACCATACTGGAACATAACTTTGCAGCAAAGAGGGCTTTTATTCAAGGCTCTAAGCAGATATTACAACAGTGGGTAAAAGAATATGGGCGATTGTTTAACTACGCACACAGAGCTAATAAGCTAATCGTGGCATGGTTACAATCGGTTGGTGCAGCCTTTTATGACACAGAAGATAAAGACTACAAACTATTTATTATAGATTGAAAAGGAGGGAATGCGTATGTGTATGCCAGTAGCAATGGCACTTACTGGTGTATCGACACTCATGGGCATACAGTCAGCTCGGCAACAAGCCAATGCACAGGCTGCTATGTATAACCAACAAGCAGCGGTGGCTGAACAAAATGCTCGTATTAGTGCTGCTAAACAAAATCAAATTAATGACCAGTACCTTCAAGATAAGCAACGCATGGATGATAAGATGCGGTTGGTGGCAGGTCAGAATGCAGCTGAAGCAGGGTCTAGCAATTTAACAATGAGTGGAACACCACTTCAATCGTTGGGTGCTTCCTATGATGCATACAACCAAGATGTGAACACTTGGGATACTAACAAGAACAATGCGATTTGGAACGAAAAGGTTAATGAAATCAACTACCTTAACCAAGCTAATTCCTCTCGTAGTGCAGCGGCGAATGCTAAGCAACAAGGCAATATGTCTGCTTTGGCCACATTGATTGGTGGAGCTTCTTCTATGTATTCCTTGAAGCAACAATATGGCGGTGCGAAGAAGACAGGCACGCAAGGATTTACTCGTTCTACAACTGACGGCCAAATTCGCACTGATGCGGTTGACCCTACAAAGGTAGATAACATCAGAGTTGTTAAGTATAACAAGACTAAATATTAAGGGGATGACCAGTGAAATTACAAAGTTATAACCCAAACGAAAAGCTCAATACCATCAATGCTCAGGTGGCTAATACTGGTAGTGCTGAGGCGTATGGCGCTGATAATAGTGGCAGTAATGCCTTGAGAGGCGCAATCGATAATGCCGCAAGTCAATGGCTTGAATTGGATAAAAAACATGATCAATTGAAACAAACACAGGCTATTAATGAGTACAATCAGCGAATTAATGATACTTTGTATGACAAAGATAACGGACTAATGAACCAAAAAGGCAGCAATGCCATGACTATCATGCCTGATTATGTAGATAGTGAAAAAAAGATTCGTGAAGATATTCTTGCCAAATACAACATGAAAATGACTGACAGTATAAATGGTTTCAACAATGCAGTCGGTCAAGATGTTACTAATAAATTGAATTTAATTGACAAATATACACGAAGCGAGTTTGAAAGTTCCACAATGCAACAAATGCAAAACTATGTGAATACTCAGACAGATAATGCGCTAGTGTTAGGGACGATACAATCTGACAAAGATGGGTTAAAAAACATTCGTGACAATTTAGAGACCAATTTAAAATTGATTGGTTTTGACGATGCGACAATCAAAGCAAAAGTGGATGAACAGACATCGCAATATGCCACCACAGTAATTGATAAAAAGATTACTGATGGGGCGATTGATAAAGCAGGTGATGCCTTAAATTATTTTGCTTCACAAGGCCTAATTAGTGAAAAAGCACTTTATAAATACAGGGCGCAGATAAAAGATAAGGATGTTCGCCTGCAAATTAATGACAATGTTGTCAATCAAGCATTGGCGGCAAATAATTGGGACCCTGACAAAGCTAAGGCATATCTAAAAAAACTAGGGTTGGGATTGCCTAAAATGGGTGGCAATCTTAATGGCTCGCCTGAAGATGTAGCTAAGGCGTTGATGGGCATGACTGAAGCTCAGGAAAGTAGCGGTCAAGCAGATGTTGTAAACAAGGACAGTGGGGCTACTGGGTTATTCCAAATAATGCCTGACAACTGGGGGCCTTGGGCGGCCGAGGCAGGTCTTGGTGCGGATGCTCCTATGACACCTGAAAACCAAAGAAAAGTGTACCTCATGAAAATGTCGCAATATGTATCTAAGTTTGGGCTTCGTGGTGCTATCGGTGCGTGGTATGGTGGTGAAGGTGTTGGCCAAGCAATTGCAAATGGACAAAATGGATATAACGGATGGAGTTTTGACGATAGGCAAGGCGATAATGGCGAATATCCATCAGTTAACGAATATATTTCTCAAACACTTGGACAGGTGCAAGCTAATTATGTTCCCACACAGGAAGATTTGCAAAAACAAGATCAATTAATTGACCAATATGTTAATCGTGGCATCCAACAACATCAGCAAAAAATCGCAATTGAAACGAAAAATGCAGAAGCTCAATGGGAACAACGGCGGTCTGTTCTTTTACAAGAGGGCGCAACAGATGTTCAAATTGCTGCAGAGCGACAAGCTTTTATGTCAGAACAAAGCCCTGATGTACAAAAAGAGATGATGGCTAAAACCAACTCTTATCTTGAACAGGCGAATAACGAAAAGCGACAAGAGCAGAACGCCTTAAAAGCAAATGATAATAATATGTATAATATTAAAGCTTTATTTGGCAACGGCATTAATTCTCGTGATGACATTCAACAGGCGCTGGCTGCTAGTGGATTATCCTATACTGCCAAACAAATTGATGAAATCTATAATGCGTTTGATGACTATCAAAATGGTAGAGGATCTTATAGCCCTAACATGAGCGGTGTTAGAGATGTGCTAGAAACACAACTTGGCTCTAAGATTGATGGAGCTGAATGGGCAGGTGTCAGTGATGCTATTATGCCTGAAGTTAACGAGTATCGAGCTAGTCATGGTGGTGCAGAACCACCACAACAAGAGTTACTAGCGATGGCTTCAAGAGCGCTAATCAAGTCTCAACAGACATATAATCCAGGAAGACCATTTGGTATAGGTAACATAACAATTAATGCATCGCCTGCAGAACTGGCTGCATATGGGATAGCACATACAGATATAGTACAAGGGGATGATGGTGGTATCTATGTGGTTGCTACTAATATGGATGGGACTACTGATACAACAGACATCGATAGTTGGAAAGCAAGTCACCCTAATTTATAAAAGGAGAGCATATGGCAGATTTTGAATCTATTGGCAAACAAATACGAGGTGGTGCGGAAATTGATTATTCCAAGCGACCTGATTATGTACCAGTTACAGGTGTGGGCAATGACTTAAATATGCCATCGCTTGCTGACAAAGCTAAAGATTTCTTTACGAAATCACCTGATTGGAATTCGTTGAATGACCCTAGTGGATATAGTGCCATTGCGAATACTGATATAAATGGTACTGGTAATGACAATGCAATTGGCAGCGACACTCTTAATAGTGTTATGCATAAGGCTGCACAAAAGTTTTTGTGGGATGAAAATGATTGGAATAGCAGTGCGTTGGCATCAGGTAAAGCATTGGGGATTAATCCTGATGTTATTATTATGGGCGGACATGATGCGATTTCTAATGCTGAGTATGCAGCTAGACAACTTGATAGAGGTGCTACTTTAGAAGAAGTTAGAACACAGTATCCTGAGCTTAATCAAATACAATATTCTTCTTCTACAGAAGCAGCAGAACTGTTGAAGCATATGCAAAATGTAAAGCAAACCAAAGGAATATTCGATGCAATGCAACAAGGGTTATGGTCAATGAATGACCAATTGCTGTTAGGCTATAATGGCTATAAATTGGCAGACACAAAAGATCCTATTGAACGAAAGAAGTTAACTGATGAAATTCAGCGGTTGCAGCAAAACCTGAGCGAATACAGACATTCTGATGATAGTGAATTAGTAGAACGAATTATTGGTGACACTATATCTCAAGGCTATATGATGGGCGTACAAGCCATCAAAGGCGCTAATCGTGCGGCACAAGGTATGGCGGCAGGCATTGGTCTTGGTGCTGCAGGCGGTGCAGCGGTTGGCGGTATTGGTGCTGCTCCAGGTGCAGTGGCAGGTGGCTTGTCAGGCCTTACATATGGCGCACAAGTTGGTATGGCAGAACAAATGTATCAAACCTCTTTTGGGTCTAAGTACATTGAGCTGATTCAAAAGAAAGATGCTAATGGCAATAATGTGTACTCACATGACGAAGCATATAGCATGGCTCAAAAGTTTGCTGCGATTGATACAGGCATTGAATTCTACGCCATGAAGCTTGGTGCTAAGGCGGTTACTAAAGCTACTCCTGCTAGCCGTATGGCAGCACAAGCCCTTACTACAGGTGTTGACACTACAGTGGCCACCATGAATAAAGGCATGGGGGCAGTAGTTGGCCAAGCGATGAAGCGAGGTGTACAAGCTGGCATTCCTGAACTAGTCGAAGAAGGATTACAAGATGCCAATGAAAAGATACAACATAACTTGTTCCGCAAAGATAATGACCCTGAAGGCACTTATTCTGTAGGCGACATCGCTAGTGGTGCGTTGGGTGCTATGGCACAAGCAGCACCTTCCGTTATCGGCTTGACTGGTCTAGGTGGTTTAGCTGGTGGGATTCGTGTGGCACATGATCTTCGCAAGTGGAATAGCCTTACTGTTGAGCAACAAAATGCGGCACTTCAAGCTGAACAGAATCGTAACGCACAGGCACTGATGGCAAACATCCGTAACGATGCCAAGACAAATAAATTGGCGAAAGACAACCCTGAAGTTTATGGGCAGTTGGTGCAAAAGTACGCACAGAACGCACAAGTACCGACTGCCTATGTTAATGTTCACGAGTTGGTGGAAACTCCTGAAGGGCAAAATGCAATTCGTGAAATGGTAGATGCTGGGATTGTAAGTGATGAAGATGTTGCTAAATCAATTGAAGCAGAAACTCCAATCGAAGTTCCATTGGGTCAATTCGCACAAAAGGCAACTAATTTATCTGATAATGCGATGGAAGCTATGAAGGATACTACCTACTACACAGAAGGTGGTCGCTCCATGCAAACAATCGAAAAAGATAAAGAAGCATATGCTCAGGCTCAACAAGATGTCTCTAATGAGTTGAAGAATCACAAGGTAAATGTAAAGCAAGAAATTATTGCGGAGCATTTTCCTGATGCGACCGAATCTCAAAAGGAAGTTTTAAATGAAGTCTTAGATGCTCCTGATGATGTGAAACGGACATACAATGCGGCAGTTTTGCAAGCTCAAACTGATTTCCGTGAGAAATATAACAGTGAGTACCATAATTTCCAAATGGCTAAGAAAAATGGCTTTGATATTTCACCTGAGAGCGAAGATAACAGTAGTTCTAATGTAACTATAGCCGAGAAAGAACGAATTGGCGTTATAGACTACAATAGACACCTAGAATTGGAAATGGCTAAAAATGACCCTGATGCCACTGAAATTATCAATCAAAAGTACGATAATATGGCAAAAGAAGCCAAAGCAATCAGTGAATTGGAATCCATGAGCGACCATATCGATAAAATTGCTGATGGCGAAGTGGCTATGCGGATGAATTTCAGCAAAGATGGTTACCAAGTATTCCAAGATGTGTACAAGGCGTTGAAACAATCTCCGAATGCAGAGGTAGCAGCTCAAGCTAAACATGGTGCATTGTTATTCGCTTCTCATGCCGATGTGATGGCGAACATTATGCAAAAGGCTGGCAAAAGTGATTTCACCGCTAAAGACTACATGAACCAGTACATCAAGATTCAGACAGGCGAGAAAGGCTTCGGTAGTGGATTCGCTCAACCGATTAATCCTGGTGTTGACCCTAATACTAAAGTTAATGTTGTAGATATTAGTACGAGGCGTAGAGATCGCATCAACTCTATGAGCAAGGTTGAAGTGGCCAAATATATACGCAATATGTTTAAGACTACAACCTTGTCTAAAGATGGTTTGGCTGCACTAGGTGTTAAGGGGCGTTATGGCGCATCACATTTAACTTGGAACTTCAGCAATGGCAAAAATGTGAGTGGTGTACATAGGGGTGCATTGAAAAACCTAAAGACTCTAGTGGGTAATGCAGTTTTAATTGAAAGCACTAGGAATACAAAAAAAGACTTCACTGAACCTATTTCTGATACGCAGAAAAGGAAAAATGAAGTCGATGTATACCATAGGTTTTATGTGCCTGTACATTTCAATGGTGAGGCATATGTGTTAAGAATTGTTGGCGAAGAACGCCAAAAGGTTATAACACTAAACCCTACTAATATCGATTTGTACAGTGTAATTATAGAAAATAAAAAAGAGGGCAAAGACTCCCCTCGCGTAGTACGCGATAAATTGGGAGTGGGCCCTCTTTCTACAATCACTATACAAGAAATGCTAAAAGGTGTCAAGGACGCACAAGGAAATCCGTATTTCCAAAAGGCATATCACGGATCTCCTCATGATTTTAATGAATTTGATTTGGGTGCTATTGGTAGTGGCGAAGGTGCTATTGGTCATGGTTGGGGCTTGTATTTTGCAAAGAATAAATCTGTTGCAAAAAATTATAAAGCCGTCCTATCTGAGGTGCATGGGTCTACAAAGTCTTCACTCTTTGAAGTTGATGTTCCAAACAATAATGTGTTGCTGAACGAACAAGAGCCGTACAATCAACAACCATCAGCGGTTAAGGATGCTATTTATAGTGCATACCAAGCTTTAACAAGAGAGCAAAAGGAACTATTTGTTTCGACATTCAAAGATGGGAAGTTTTTGCAGACTACATCTTTAGACGAAGCACGAATCGAATATGAAGGTTATCAACGAGACTATAACATTGTAGATGATTACACGCCTGACAAAAAAATGAGTAAGATTACTCAACGAGTTTTGGGGTTAACTGTTGATAAGTATGGATACTCTGTCGATGATTTATCGTCAAATAAAAGTAGCATTCTTAAAGTTATTGGTGAAAAATTATCTGAAGCCAAGGCACTTTATGACAACGAATTAAACAAAGAGAAAGAAGTAACAGAAGAGCATATTGAGAATCCACAAAAGATGCTCGATAGCGCACAGTCCGACGGCCGCCATATATATGAATCTTTTGTAAAGACATTAGGTACACCGAGAGAAGCTTCTCTTGCATTACGAAAAGAAGGCATTGAAGGCATCACTTATGATGGAGAACAAGATGGTCGGTGTTATGTTGTATTTGACGATAAAGCGATAAAGATAATCGCAAAATACAACCAAGCTAAGGCTGATGAAGTTGTCCGTGGTATGACATCCATGATGAGTGATGACAAGAAAATCATTGAACTCTTTGACCAAGCCGACTTCTCTACATTCGTCCATGAATCAGGCCATGTGTTCCTTGAAGACCTTCGTATGTTGGCAACAATGGAAGGCGCACCTGAACAAGTCATCAATGACTGGGAAGAAGTTAAGAAGTGGACAGGGTATCAAGAAGGTGCTGATGCGGACACTAATCGCAATGCACATGAAAAATTTGCTCAAGGATTTGAGGCCTATGTTCGTGACGGCTCTGCTCCGACCCAAGCCTTGCAACGAGCATTTAGACAATTCGCACAATGGCTTACTCGAATCTATCAAAAAGTCTCTATGCTTGGTGGCAAACCACCTAAAGCAATCCGTGATGTTATGGATCGTATGCTAGCTACAGAGCAAGACATCGAGGCGTGGGCATCTGACAGAGAGATTGATAGACTAGAGACCAAGGTAAATATGCGAGAGTTATCCGAGGCAGAACAGGCGGCTCTCAACAATAAAGTTGCCAACATCAAAGAACGAGCTAAGGAAAAGGTTCGTGCTGAGTATGTTAAAGAGTTAGAAGAACGAGAAATTGTTCCTTGGGATAAGGTGAAAGACAAGGCTCAAGACAAAATAGAACGGCAACTTGTAGAACAGTATCCTATCTATAAAGAGCGGATGCGTTACGAGGCATTTGGTGTAGATGCTTTGGCCAATACAGAACACCCAACTTTGCAATCTCTTGAAGAGGCAGAGGAAACTAAAGGCATTGGCAAGTGGCATGATGTGGTTAATGCTCAACTAGAATCCGCCAAAGAAGCCTACGAGGAATCCAATCGGACTACAGTAGATAATGCTGCATTGGCAGAAGAGTGGCTACTCACTCATCAAGCGGAACAACGCCTTCGCCTGGCAGAAGCTGAGATGATTAAGGATGACATTCGAAAAGCTAGTGCTAGACACTATAGGGCATTGACTAAATTGCAAAAGATTGACACCTCTAAAGGGGACATCGAATTACAACTTAAACAAGCATTAGGCGACCTCACAGACAGAGAACGCAACCGCATTGAACGAGAACTTGGGAAAGAAGCTATTGCCGATACTAAACGCAGTGCCACAGACAAAGAGCATGATAAGATGCAAGCTAAGCTTGATAAAGCGGAACAAGCAAGTTCAAACAAAATCGATAAGTTAGAATCCAAGCATCAAGACACACTTGAAAAAGTAAATACCAAACATGAAGCTCAAGTCACTGCGCTTAAGAATGTTATCTCGAAGCATATGCTACAACTCAGAGATTTGAAGAATATGCATAACGAAACATTGTCTGCATCGATGAAAAAAGCCGAAGCTAAGTTATCTAAGCTGACAGTAAGCCAAGCGACTAAATACAAGCGGTTCGTTCGTGAATCTGTTACGGCTGGCAAAAAGGCTGACATAGCCTTCAGTAAAGCTAAACCTTACTTGGCATATTCGCTCAAGCAAGAACAGTTGATGAAGACATCTATGGCTCGTGTATCCTTTGAAATCAATCAAGAAATTACGAAGGAACGCACCAAGTTATTGAAGCAATTGCAACGAATTGGTAGTGCCAATAGCACAGTCAAGTTAGACCCTCAATCTCGTTATTGGTATCAACACATGATGTACCAACTCGGCATTTCTACTCGTGATGGTATGATGCCAGCGGATGGCAACTTTGATTTGCCTTCTGTTTATGCGGTTCTTGATGCGGATGCCTTGTTGGCAGATGGCAGTACAAAAGAAGTTGTTCCGCCTTCCGTTGGCACTGTGTGGTTCTCTAAGACGCCTATGGATTACACCCAAATGTCTGTATCCGACTTCAGAGAAGTGGCAGAGGTGATGAATGCCATTTACCACAATAGCCGTACAGAATACCAAGCTTCTACGATTAAGGATGATAAAGGCAATGCTATTTCCGTTAACCAAGCAGCACAAGAACTGGTCGAGCAAGCTTCTAAGACGATGGGCGGCATTCCTGACCAAAACCTATTAGATAAGCTTAATAGTGAAACCTGGAAAGCCAAGACATCTAACTCTGTGTCAGGTAAGTTGTTAGAACTTGCTAAAGCAGAAACTATCTTGAATCGCTTTGACGGCGGCCAAAAGGGCGGTGGTGTATGGTATCGCTACATCTACGAACCTATCAATCGTGCAACGAATGATGCTAAGGAACGCACAGAAATAGCGATGAAGTGGCTATCTTCTGCTATTAGTAATAGCTATAGCAAGAAGGAACTCTTCAACATTCGTAATGTAAAAGGGTATAAGCTTGGCGATGTCTCTAACATGACCAAGGAACAAGTTATCGCAGCTGCTCTTAACTGGGGTACTGAGGCCAACAGGCAACGAGTTCTTGAAACATTCAATACTACAGAAGTAGAGGTTGAAAAAGCTTTTGCTGACATCTTGAATGACAAGGATTGGAACTTCATTGAATCCACTTGGAATCATATCAACTCTTACTTTGATGAACGGAATCAAGTGCAAGAGCGGTTGTATGGCACTCCTATGAAGAAAGAACAAGGTGTTAAATTCACCATCAACGGCCGTGACATAGAAGGGCAATATTATCCAATCGTGTATGATCCTAGACTGGATAATAAATCCTCTGACTATGAAATCGAGGATATAATTAAATCCCAAATGAGTTCCAACGCAGTGATGGGCATGGGGTTGAGTGCAACCAAGCAACGGATGGCTACAGTGAAAGGCAAGAAACTCTTATTATCTCTTGATGTCATCCCTAGCGCTATCACAGAATCCATTAACCATATTGCTATGCGTGAGGCGGTAACCGATGTAAACAAGCTTATCCAACACCACGAGGTTGAGAATGCAATCGTTCAAACATTGGGGAGAGATGTCCACCAATACTTGAAACAATGGGTTCGTGATAATTGGCAAACGGAAATCAGTAAGACTAGCCGTTGGGATAGAATCCTGTCTACATTGCGTAGGAATTCGACTGGTGCGGTAATGATGTATCGCTTTTCTACGGCTGCGTTGAATGTGCTTAACGCCATTCCTGCAATGCACAAGATGGGGGCTATCAATGCTTTGTCGGCGGTTAAATCATTCTACTTTGGTGGGCCACTAGAGAACAGACGATTCGTCATGAGCAAATCTGTGTTCTTGCGTGAACGCATCCAAAACCTTGATAAGGATATGAAGAATGGGATGAAGATTGACGGCAAGTCGCCATTCAACACAGGTACTGTAGTGGATTCTGCTGCGTGGAAAACCAGTGAGATGCAAGAGGCCGTTAACCGCTATGGTTACTTCTTTATCGCCGAGACTGACCTTATGCTATCCATGCCAATATGGATGCATGAATACGAAGTCAAGAAAGCTGAGTTAATCGGTAAAGAGGGATATAGCCCTGATGAAATTGAAAGCCGTGCTATTGAAGCTGGCGACCGCATGGTTCGCTCTATCTTTGGCAGTGGCGATGTGAAAGACCAAGCTGCTATTCAACGAAAGAATAACTCTCTCATCAACTTGTTCACTCCTTTCTATAGCTATTCAAACACTGTATTCAATGCGTTGCTAGAATCAGGGTGGCTATCTAAAGATAGTGGTAATTGGTGGAAGCTAGCTCATTCCTTCCTCTTTTGGATTCTCTTACAGTCCGTGGCAGAAACATTGCTTCGCTCCTTATGGGACGATGATAAGGATGATGCTGATACGATTACTAAGAAAGCCATTAAATCAATTGGCTCTTCAACTGTTCAAGGATTCCCAATCATTCGTGACATATTAGGTGCAGCAGGTTCAGCTATCACTGGTGATTCAACCACTAGCCGTGGTAGTGAGGTAGTAGCCTTGTCTATGACCTCTAAATTGTCTAAGACACTCGGTGATGCACTCTTCCGCCAAGGCAAAGTACACCCTACTGATGTTGGCAGAGGTGCTACAGAGGTGGTTAACCGCTTAGTGCCAGGTGGATTCAGCGACACTCTTACAGATGGAGCTTGGACGATGGCCAAGTGGTTACTCACCGATACAGATGCAACTGTATTGGACTTAGCTACTGCTATTGCAATGGATAAGAAAATCCGTACTCGTGAAGAGCAGAAGAAACATAATGCCTTTGTTAAGAGACAAGAACACAAGAAATAATTTAATAGGGGGTTCGTAGTGAAGCGAATCCCCATTTTTATTTATAGAAAGGAGATTGCTATGGTAGGTAGCGAAAACACATTCATTCAGTTCAAGGGCGATGGCCATACCACTGTATTTGAGTATCCCTATGATTTCACAAATGCAGATGACCTAAAAGTCCTGTACGCCGATGCTGATGGAGTACTGCGGAATGTAACAACCAGTACAACTATTGAGGGGAATAAGGTGAAATACCCTCGTAGTGGTGACCCTATCCCTGTAGGTGGATTAATCATTGTGTATCGTGACACGGCGGTAACACAAACACTTGACCTTCCTGACAAGTATCCATATGACAACATCGAAAAGGCGTTGGATCATATCGTATACATCTTGCAGGAACACTCTAGGGAAATCGGTAAATCCCTTCGTCTAGGCTTCGGCTCTAGCGACAAGGAGTTCATCTTGAATGACGGACAAGTAGACTTTATCAAAGACTACAAGAAGTATCGTGATGAATTGGAATCATTACTTAATGATACTCGCAACGAACACGCAGAAGCAGAATCTGCTAAAGGCATTGCCGAAAGTAACAGGGAACTAGCAGTCAATGCAATGCAAGTGGCTTCTGAAAAAGCTCAATTGGTAACTGGCAAGTTGGCTGATGCCGAATCTCTCTTTAATACCATCAACACCAAGTTGGCTGATGCTGATAGTAAGGTAACTGGTGTTAACCAAGTGTTGGCGACCGCAGGGGTTCAAATGCAGTCCAAGTTGGATACTGTAAAAGGCATCGAAGCCCATGTAACTACATTGACTAACCAAGCTAGCACAAGTGCTACACAAGCAACGCAAATGGCCACGAAGGCTAGTGATGCCATTGCTACAGTATCTGCTTCTGTTAACAAGGCTAAGGAAATCCTTGATAATGTATCGTCCGTTAATGAGGTAGTAAAATCCAAAGCGACAGAAGCGGCCACTTCTGCACAGACTGCTACTAATCAAGCGGTGATTGCTAAGCGGTATGCTGACCAAGCGCAAGGCGTAGCAGGTGGAGACTTCGCCACTCATGCAGAAGTAAATGCGATAAAGGGTGATGTTGCTAACATAAAAACACAAGTGGGCAATGATTTAACAAATCGGTTGGCCGCCATTCAAGGAAGTATCAATGGCAAAGCCAATTCTACTGATGTATATAACAAGGCGACAGTCGACCAAAAAATCAGCCAAGTATCCACCTCATTATCATCCAATGTCAGCACCTTGCAATCCTCAATCAATGCAAAAGCGAATACGGCGGATGTATACAATAAATCTGCCGTTGATGCTAAGCTACAATCCATTAATCTATCCACAGTGATACCAGTAGCAGCAGGTCAAGGGGGGATGCCAACCAATGCAAATGGCAAGGTGGTGTTCAAGACTGTTACCAGCGCAGATGCGCCTGCCGATGGATATGTATTGGAATATGGCAATGACACCTCCACTAAATCCCAACTCTATGTTAGTAGCAACCCAAACACAGGCGTTTATATCGGTGGTTTTGGTGGTGGCGCTAAATTAGAATACGAAAAACTCGCCACAGAGAGGTGGGCAAGAAATAATTTAGGTATAAATGAGGAGATGGCAGCTACACTTCAACAAATGGTCGCTGGCTATGATAAAGTTAATGAATTGCTGAAAAAGAAAGACAATATACTCATTATTGATAGCATCTACAGAGATGACAATGTACAAATTATTAAATACACGAATGGGATGATGGAATATAGAGTTCGCATCATACCGTCAGTAGTACAAAGTTTGTACAAGATTACTCATTCGTTTAGAATTCCATTTGTTAATGCGAAAAATTTATATGCTTATAGTGGGTTTATGGAGTCTGGTAGACTTGATTTAGACATAAGCCCTGGACTTGAAGAGCTGACAACTACAAGAATTACTGTGAGATCGGCTAATGCTGGGTATTACTGCAGGAGTATCATGGCCCTTGTGGTTGGATATTGGAAATAAAAGGGGTGTATAAAATGCTAGGAACACAAATAAAAAAAGACAACTTCGATGCTGAATTATATGCAAAATGTGCTGAATTTTGCAATGTGAACGGAATGCGAATGGTTGAACACGATTCGTATTACGAGGTCGAAGAGATAACTATCTCCGAGCCAACATTGCAACAAAAAGCAGCAGAAATTAATTCGTACTATAATTCACGATTCGAAGTAATCAAATCTGCTATCCTCGACAGACAAATGGCTGGCAAGCCTTATACAGACTTGCAGGAACAATACACGAAATTGGCTGCCGAACGCATTGCTAAGTTAAAAGAATTGAAAGGGACTAAATAATATGTATGATGTTCAATCTGATGTACCAGTAATGAAAATCTGTGAATACTGCTTTGCAGTCCTCAAAGAAGATGGCACTTGTCCAACAGAAGGCTGCATTCACGATGAAATGGAAGAATTGTTGAAGGATGATAAGGATACAGCGGAATGATGCAACCACCTACAATAGAGTTTCTCACTTTTGCATTGACTGTAGTTACCTTGGTAGGCAGTTGGATATACTACTTTTCTAAAATCGGTGTAACTCTTGAATTAATCCAAAAGGAAATCAAGGAGATGTCCGATGAAATAAAGCAATCCAAGAATGACAGAGAACATACTAAGATAGATGTGGCTCGTCTAGGCGAAGGACTACATACCGCTAAGACAAGGCTAGATGTTTTAGAAGCCAAGTGGGAAACATATAGAAAGTAATTATAGAGGGCCGTGTTATGCGGCCCTATTTTATTGGAGAAAGTATGAATCAAAAAATTATCAACATGATAAAGCAGTCATACAATTCTGTAAGAATCGCTAGAATCCACCCCAACGGAGTGATTGCCGTTCGCCTGTTAGTCATCGGAATAATCACTCCGATTATATTGGTGATTGCCCAATACTTAATGGCATTTATCAGTGGTGTTGTTGATGATAACCAATCTAAGATGATTGATACAGGCATCAAGATCATTGACCATATTTATGTTCCATCCGTATTGGCAGCAGTAACTGGGTTCTTAATGTTATGGCTGGATAAGGATTCAAATGGGATACCTGACAAATTGGAACAACCTGCTGATGTGTATAAACCGCCAATGATGTCAGAAAGGATGAAGGACGATGATAAAAGGATTTGATATATCAGCCTGGCAAGATAATGGCTACGGAGCGCCGTATTTCAATGTAGACAGAATGCGACAGGCAAAAGAAGATGGCAACGATTTCGTGATCATTAAGTTAGGGGAGAATTTCCGAGAGGACGAGTTCTTCCGTGAACACATAGTCGCTGCACTCACGGCAGGATTAGAAGTAGGGGTATATTACTTTAGTCATGCCTATGATACGGATACGGCAGAACAAGAAGCACAGTGGGTAGATGACACCCTTAGCTCTTACGGCTATACAGATTGGCATTTATCAGCAGGAATATGGTATGACTACGAGGAGCATGAAGAACTCCGTAACCGCATCAATGACGGCACTTTGACTGCGCAGGATATGACAAATTGCATTAGTGCTTTTGTTAATGCAATGTGGGGTCATGGCCGTCAAAATATTGGCGTGTATGGTGGATATTCCCTTTTATACGACGAAACATACCTCTATAGCCAATGCCCTAGTATTCCAGTGTGGTGCGCACAGTATGATAGACAATGCGATTATCCTGGCGTTGCTATATGGCAATACACGGATAGTGGTATGGTGGCCGACACACAAGTTGACTGCAATATTAAATATTAGAGGTGAAGTATGATTGAACGAATTAAAAGTAGAATAAAGGAGATTAAAGGTGCAAAAGCTACGCAAGTTACACTTCCTACTTTGTGGATTCCTATCCTTTGTATTTTTGTTGGGATTCTCGTGGGCGGCATCGGCGAACGAACCACTCACCTCACAGAATCCATCTATCCAATCCGAACAGAAAGTGGTGCTACAGAAGACTACCTACGATCAGCTGAAGTTGAACAACGAAAAAGCCTTGAATATAATCAAAGCATCCAATCTAACCTTGACCGAAGCGCAGAAATCAATAGTCGAGCAGCGGATACAATTAGACAGATTGAAGCAGGACAACAGTTTACAAGCGAAAGAATTGGCCAAAGCAAAGCAAATCTCAATCGAGCAACAGGCTTCCTTGAAGAAAATCGAAGAATCTTTGAACAAATCGATAGAACAAGCGAAGAAAGACAAAAAGAAAATGCAACACCTGAAAGCACAACGGAATCTATTGGCAGTAGTGGCAGGTGGATTACTGGTGGCGATGGCCATAAAATAGAATAGACATAAAGTAGAGCCTACTGATTAATTTCGGTAGGCTTTATTTTTTTGTAGATATGGATTAGTTACTCTATCGTTACTCTACTATATAAATAAAAAAATAGAGAACACCGCAACATAACGGCATTCTCTATAAGTGCATCGT